AAAGAGTCATGCGCAGATTGAACAGCGTCTTTTACATCATTAGATACAAAGCGAGACCTACCTGCCACTTCTGTCCCGTAAGGTTTAGCGTTATACCTATCTTCTAAGAACTTATTAATCCTATCTAGCTTGCTTCTGCCTGTTGTTGCATCTACTAATTTAGCGTTTACTATATGAAGTAATGCTGGTTCAGTTAAGTTTGCCATTTAAACTATTCCCACTGGTTCGTAATTGGATGTGTTAGCCCACTCTTCTTCTAGTTCAGGCATATATAAGCACATCATAACACTATCGGCTTCGTTGGGCGAATCAATGCCCTCCTTCTTCATGTCAGCCTTGCTCATAATTTGTTGTAAACCGTTACTACCTTTCTTCCTTGGTATACGGCAAAGTTGAGACCTTAAAGCTAACATGTCAATTATACCATCACTATCTAAGCTTATCATTTCTTCAGGATCTATATACTCATCTTTAACCACACACTTGTAGGTATTATAAAACCTATTAGCTAATGCTATATAGTATTGAGCGCGATTGTTTTTAAATGTTTCAGCGAATGTTTTGGGTTTTTCGTCTTTCTTGTCGTTAACATCTTGATATACAGCATCAGCATTGTCTTGACCTGAACCAGATAGTGAACCTTTAAACATGTGGTAATCAATATGAGTGCCTTTGAAGTTGTCAGATATTTGACGCTTTAACCCTGTGCCCATTCCATCACCATCCCACACAAAGCAGTCTACATTAAACTCTTTTGCTAAGTCTGTGGCCCAATCGCAACATTCATCTATCTCACCAGTTGTTTTACATTGCACTGACTTGATTATTGAGTCATGCCTTACTGCGAACCCTGCCGCATCCCCTCCATCGTCAAATGGATCATGTGAGGCTATCACCATTCCGTGTGGTTCAAATGCTTTTTGTAGCCTGTCAACTTTATGTGCATCGATAGCTGCATCAAACCATTCAGGTTTAATAATAGAATTCTCAACTTCATCCATGTATTCACCTAACCATTTATGATCGTAAGCTGCTTGTGTTAAATGTTCTTTGTCGTCTAATCTTTCTTGCTCCAAACCTGAAGCTATAAACCAACTTTGAGGCATGTCAGTGTAATTCATCTGAACAATCATTACGGTATCATCTTCGTAATAACCTTTACGCTTTAGCGCGTCCTCTGCCCTTGATAGCCATTTTCTAGCAACTGCTCCCGTTCTTGCGCCTCTGTTCATTGTTATAATTATCTCAGGCATTTTAACATTACTATCTAATAGTAATTCATCGAGTTGTGCCTGTGATTCTAGTTTTTTGCCATCAAGTAATGCTTCTGTATCTTTAGCATTCAATCGAACTGAAGCAGTAAGAACCCTTAATGTGTTAGCTGATATATCCTCGCCCTCTTCAATCCACAACCCATCAACACCGGACAATGTAGATTTTAAAGAAGTTATATTTCTTGCTAGTCCACGGTAAAAAGTACGGCCACCGCTTTGTTCGTGAGTTATAGAAGTCTTGGTATCCTCGAATCCTGCTATATTCAATCTTGATATTTCATCAAGTATTGTTCTGTGTACTGATTCTTCAATAGAGTTTTGATTTTCCCTTGCGCAACACCATAATTCACCATTAGATACTTTAGCGGCTACATAATCAGCGATACCCGTTGACTTTGTGGAGCCACGACCACCAACTATGATTTTTATTCTTTTTGGTTTGGTAAATATTGGATGGAGGTTTTGAACGTATTTAATATCTATACTAGTCATTAACACTAACCGGTATAAAGTTAAACGTTGTTAACTCTACAGGACCGCCGTTAACGCCTGTGATTTCTTGCTTAACCTTTGAGCCTTCTTTACGATCTATAACCCTATGAGCTGTATTTAAATCGCCACCTGTCAGCGCTTCATCGATGATTAACTTAGCTTTTAATGTAGGTTGATTCTTGAGTGTCTCTTTTCGCTCCGCAAACTCGTCATGTTTTTGACAGTACTCATACAATGCGGTTTTACTTATGTCTGCATGTACGCAAGCTTCTAGGTCTGTCGCTCCAACTAAAAAGGCAGCCTCTAGTAAGCGGATTACATCATCCGTCATTACTGTAGGTCTGCCACCTTTATCTTTCTTCATTTTGTCAGTCCTCCTAAAAGGTTATTGACCTGTCATTTTATTGACGGTTTATACTTTGATTACTTGGAATATACCGTTAGCATTCACTGTGAATGTATTAACCAAGTCGGGCTCTGTTGTTCCGTTATCTACTGTCATATCCCATGCACAAAATACTTTATTACTTGCTGTTGTATCTACTGCGATTAAGCTTTTAACTGTAGTAGGGTTACTTGCATCTTTTAATAAAGATAAATCAGCAGCATCATATTTAGAAGTTACTGTTGATCTTGTCCATGTTATAGAAGCGCCAGCAAATGAGCCGGTATAATTACCACCTGATGCAACTTGTGTAAAATCTGTTAATACAGGATTAGTAGCATCTAAGTTTATAGCGCTTGCTGTTTCTGTTATAAAATAAAAGGCTAACGTATCACTAGCTAAAGTATACGAGCCATCACCTAGCTGTTTTGTTACGTCATTAAAGCCAAAAATCGTTCCTAGTGCCATTATAATTCCTCTAAAGTTTTAAGTATTTTAGCATTATTTACTTGTCTGTCCAAATTGTTACTGTTTTTGCTTGATTTGACCAATTAGTTACTACTTTAGGTTTATTAGTCCATAGTTCGGTTATTGATACTGTAGCATCGTAAAACGTAACGCTGTAATCTTGGTTTTCTGCTGATATATTTATCACCCCTGACAACTGTACTACAGCGTCATAAAATGTTACATCATAAGATTGTGATTGTGCCTGAACCTCTATACCGCTTATTAAACTAACTTGACCGTCAAAGAATTGAACTTGATATGATTGAGTTTCAGCATTAACTAAAACCTCACCCGTTAGATCTACAGTAGCATCATAGAATGTAACGCTATGAGATTGCGACTCACCAGATACAACTATTTCACCAGCAAGATCTATAACGGCATCGTAAAACGTTACATTATAATTTGCTGTTTGCCCTGTTACTGATATACCACCACCACCTAAATCAATCCAAGCGCTGCCATCGGTTGGCATATTTACGCCTGTTGCGTTGTTGCCGCCTATGGTGTCCGTTAATATTGGCGTCCCTGATGTATGGCTTGATGCTGTAGCGTCCCATGCATGAATAGGGGTTCCGTTTATATCTAGCTCTATATATTCAAGTTTACCCTGCTGCGTCACTGTATTAAAGTTAATACCAAACACTGACGAATCTGTGAACGTATCGGTATTGCTTGAAAAGCCACCTGACTGTAAAACCCCAGCTATATATAAATCTAATTGCCCTGACGTTCTTCTAAACTCAACCACCTGAAGCAATGTAACGTCTAAACCTATAGCCCAGTTTCTAGCTACCGACCCATCAAACTCCATGCGAACAGTACCAGAACCGGATAAATATATAACTCTAGGGTTTGACGCTCCTACTGTCGCGCCGCCCAACCATCTAGTATGAGACGCATTAGAGGCAGAAGAAGCCTTAATCCTTAAAGAAAAATCATCTCCTGACGCTATAGTAAATCCGCTATGAACAGCGCTATCATTAACCCCGTCAAACTGTAATACCCAAGCCATTATTCTGTAACCTCTTTATACCATATAGAGTTTACATCATCTTTTAATGTTAAGTATTCGATCTTAGTGTATTCAATAGAGTTATCTAATATTTTTTGTATTTCCTCGGCTGGATTATCAGACCATTGAAGCCACGCCTGCAATACTTGTGGGGGGTGGACTAACTCACCTTCTTCACTTCTGCCATCAATCAGCATTCTTGAATTATCATTACTAAAAAGCCCTTGCCAGAATGTAGGCACATTATCTTTAGTTGATTGTGGGATTAAATCCATATCAAGTGATAAAAAAGTATGAGGCATTATTGTATCTCGTCATATTCAATTGATTTACTTTCTAAAAAATTCTATTTCTATCGCGTTAAAGCAATGATCTTTACCAAAGAAAAAGTCTATAAAACTTGCTAGGTATAACCAGCGCTTTCGACCATCGAATAACACCTTGTAGCCTACTCGACCGCTAATGTGATGCTTTTCACTGCCGTTAAATAATAACACGTTAAAGAAGGCATCAACACATAAGGCCAGCCTTAGTAGTCTATTTTTTTTTGTCGTCATCGTTCTTAGTGTGCTTCCTGATCAAGACAAG